TGAAAGATGGGCGATAAAATATTTTGAAACATGGGTAGCAAATAAGTTAAAAGCCGGTAAAGGCAGACAGTACGGAACCAGAGTGTACTGACATAATTAAACAAGGAGGTGTATTATGATTAACCCTATTGCTTTAGGTGAAGTAGTAGAGTTTGTTTTACCAAACGATAAAGAGAATCCTACTGTTTGGTTAATAGGTGCTATTGATTCTATATTAAAAACAAAACTTGAAACGAGTTTTATGGATGTACAATTCGTTGATGGTAAAATTGGATCTATAAAACCTAAACTTCCGCTTCTTGAACAAAATAGCAGAATAGTTCAATTTGGTTTGAAAGGATTTAAAAACTTTGTTTTAAATGGTAAAGACGTTCCATGCAAAATGGAGAAACTTAAATTTGCTGGATTAGAAACTGAAGTTATGTCTGAAGAAACAGTTAAATATATTCCACGCCCTGTTATTGTTGAATTAGCAAACGAAATTTGGAAAGAAAATCAAGTATCTGAGGAAGAAGAAAAAAACTAATAATGGCGATTGAGGTCGCTAAGTTAAACCTTAATTGCCAAAAATGTACAGAGGAGCAGAAGAAATGGAGAGGTTGCAACGGAGGAGCGAAACAACCCTACATAATAGACGGAATAGAAGTCGAGTTCTGCCCTGTAAAACTAATAAATCCAATGACTTATAAATATTTAGAATATTATCATTACTATAAACAGAACTTACTTCCTTTTGGTGGGACGATATTAAATCAGCCTGCTAAATTGCTTGATATTTTTAGAATCCTTGATAAAGAGTTGAATAAGGAGAAAAAGTAATGGCACAAAAAATGCAAATCAATGTTGAAGTAATTGATAGATTAACAGTTCAAATGAGTCGCATGTCTGATGTGATGGAAAAGTTTGAAAAATCTACTCAAAGAGTCGCGACAGCTACAAAATCAGCTGCGAAGCAAAGTGCGCATTATAGCAAAGAATCAAAGAAAATGCGCCTTACTACAGAAGGTTTGCGTTTTCAATTAGGCAGATTAAGAAACACACTATTGCTTGTTACTTTTGCTTATCAAGGAATAAAACGAGTTATAGTTCCTGCTATTAAAGCAGCATTTGAACAAGAGAAGCAAGAAAAGAAACTTCAAACAGCACTGAAGAATACGATGTCTGGGTATATAGGTGCTACTCAAGAGCTAATAGCATACGCAGCTGAATTGCAGAAACTCACAACGTTCGGTGATGAAGAAATCATATCTTTGATGGCATTAGGTGGAACTTTTAAATTAACAGCTGAACAAATAAAAAAAGTAGTTCCTCGAATTTTAGATATGACTGTTGCTATGCAGAAAATGGGTAAAGCAGAAGCTGACTCGCAAGCTATTGGAATAGCTGTATATAAAGCATTGGTTGGTCAAATGGGTGTTTTATCTCGTTATGGTGTTGTTATAGATGATGCCACAATGAAATCTAAAGATTTTAATAAAATATTACTTGCAATGGACGGAAACTTCAAAGGTTTAGCTGAAGAAATACGTACTACATCTGTAGGAGCATTAAAAGTATTTGGTAATGCGTGGAGCGATTTGATGGAACAAATAGGTGAAAAATTGGCTACAGACACAGGTTTGTTAACAGTGTTCTTAAAAGCTGTGGTTGCATTAACAGAATATTTAAAAGTAAACACACAGAGAGAAAAATCAGAAAATGCTATTAACAGAATAATAAAAACACAAATAGATTTATCTAAGGAAAAATATAATGCTTTTGTAAAAGAAAGAGAAGAACAATTTAGTTTACAAAATATTGTTGATAAACGCTTGAAAATTTCTTTTAAAGGGTTAGATCTTTCTAAAGCAGAATTCAAAATAATAGATAGAGGAATAATTACTTATGAAGAATGGATAAAAAAGTCAACCGAATTAAATGAAAAAAGAAAACAAAGCCAAGAAATTAGTGAAACTTCTTCTAAACAACGTGCAGGAGAAATAAAAGGGTACAAAACTGTAATTGCTATTGCAGATTTATTATATTTTAAATATTTTAAAGAAACTGAAATAAATGTAGAAAGAAGGAAAACGGTAGAAGATTACAATGAGAAGTATAAAGAAACAATAGAATTAATGACAAAATGGCGAGAAGCATCGCAAGCAGGCGCAGACGATATAGATAATATAACACAACAAACTACTGATAGAATACAAACTATTTGGGATCTACATTTTGGCAACATGAGAACAAAATGGCAAAAATGGTACGAAGACCATACAAAATTTGTAACTAAACAAGCTACATCGTTAGCAACATCGACACATACCATGTGGAAGACATTTTTCTTTGATGCAATGACAGGAGAATTGAAAACATTAGAAGATTACTTCAGAGATTTCGGTAGATCTGTATTAAGTATATTAAGCGATGTTATAGCAAGACTATTATTAGCAAAAGCATTGGGTGGATTACCAGGCATATGGGGTGCTGCGTTTAGTGGGTTAGTTACTGTAGGCGGCGGCGGCGGCGCAACAGATCCTACAAGCGGCACTTCAGGACCATTAGTTACAAGACATCATACCGGCGGCCCAATAAAGCCACGTCGTTTCGCTAATGGTGGTGGTATTCCTATACTTGCTGAAAGCGGTGAGGGCGTAATAAACAGAGAAGGTATGCGCAGTTTCGGACTTGAAAATCTAAATCGTATAAATCGCGGCGAATCAGCAGAAGGCGGCGGTACTACAAATATATATAACATCGTTGCTATGGATGCATTATCATTCCAAGAATACTTACGTCAGAATGGTGGTGGCGTAATCGAAGATACTATGAGCAATGCTATGTTAAGTAATAAACCATTTAGAAATATTGCGAGGCAATCATTATGAGCAGAGAAATATTAACATTCACTCCTGAGTTTGATTTAACAGAAGATATTCAATACCAAACAGCTATATTTAATACACGAAGCGGTAAAGAAAAAAGACGTGCTTTATTATCTACAGGGCAGCGAACATTAAATGCTACATTAAAATACAATTCAGAAAGCGCTATAACTGCTTTATGGGATTTCTTTAGACAACGCAAAGGTCAATACGACACATTTCTTACTAAGTTCCCTACAGAGTACTATACAACCGGAGAGATAATCGGTACAGGTGATGCGATTGAAACAGCATTTGATTTAGATTTCTTTCCTATAGATGTTGATACAGATAATATAACAATTTATTTTGACGACGTTGCGCAAGCATCTGGTTGGACTCCAAGTAATAATTACACTACTGAAACATCGACTATTACATTTGATTCTGCACCTGATAGTGATGTTGTTATAACAGCTGATTATGAATACTATTTTCAAGTACGTTTTGCTGATGATAAAATAACGAGACAACTTGTTGCTTATCAACTACTTCATGCTGGGTTACAATTCTTAGAAATAAGATGGGGTACTTATGTAACTCCTTGTACTACAACGACATCTACATCGACATCTACAACTTCAACGACAACTTCAACGACAAGTACTTCTACTACTTCTACTTCAACGACATCTACAACCACGTCAACGTCTACGACATCGACTTCTACTACATCGACTACGACATCGACTTCTACTACATCAACTTCTACTACTTCAACTACAAGTACTTCTACAACAAGTACAACAACTTCGACATCTACAACAAGCACGTCTACGACATCAACAACAAGTACTTCAACGACATCAACAACAAGTACTTCAACAACATCTACAACAGCATGATATGGAAGATTTAACGAGTAAAATTAAATTAGAAGATACTAAAGAACAGAACGCACCGTTAGAATTTTATGATATTTATTTAGGCGACCAATCTACTCCTGATTCAGATACACATTATTTTGTAGCAGCAGAAGAAACTATTATATTTTATAACTTAGCTGATACACCTGCATCTAAAGATTATTTGCCTTTACGAATGAATCGTACTGCATCAAGAAAAACAACTACATTAGAGATAGAAACTATATCAACAAATTTTGATAATGTCGACCAAGCATGGTCAGCATTTGTTTTTAGTACAGATTTACGCGGCAAACGAATTGTAATAAGACGAAGTTATAGAAATTTATTGTCAAGCGGTAACAACGCCAAGATAATCTTCGATGGAATTATCAATAAAGTATTAGACATAACTGAAGAAAAAATTAGCATCGAACTGAAGATTAAGCAATTTCGTTCATTGTCTTATCAGACAGGTAGAATGTATCAGTTGTATTGTGGTTATGTATTCGGTGGTACTCGTTGTGGCTTTGATAAGACATCTACTGATGTTACAGGTACATCAGATTCAGGCACAACTGGATATATGGTCGACGCCGCAAGAACAGAAGCAGAAGATTATTGGAAAGATGGGTATATTACATTTTCATCTGGTGATAATTCAGGTGAAACAAGAATGATAAAAGAGTGGGATTGGAATAACGATAAATTTACTTTTGATTATGCTTTATCTAATGCTGTAGAAGCAGGTGATAATTATACGCTATATCAAGGTTGCGATAAATCTTTAACTAAATGTAAAAGTCGTTTCGCAAACCAAGCTAATTTCGGCGGATTTCCACATATACCACAAGAAATGAACCCTATAATAGAATGATAACTACAGAAGAAAGAATACAAAATGCTGAATTACTAACTAACTTAGTAGGAATTCCTTATAAAGAAAAAGGGGATGATTACGATGGTTGCGATTGTTTAGGCATTGCTAAATTATATTATAAAAGGAAAGGAATAGAAGTAACTGTTCTTCCTGAATCAACACCTGTAAATGAACTTCGTGACATATTAATACAAGAAGTAGTTAACCCAGAAGATTTACAAGAAGGTGATACATTAGTATTTGAGGAAGGTGACAAGATACATTTGTGTATTTATTTAGGGTATGGAAAGTTTATTCAAACAGGAAAAGATAGTAAATCATATATAGCAAAATTCTCTAAAGAAGCGCTTGATTCTTATCTATTTGCTATAAGACCTCAAAATGGGGTTATACACCTTCCTTATGGCGGAGCAAATTGGATTCGTGTAGCATTAGCAATAGTAGGGGCATTTGTGGGGTTTTGGGTAGGTGGCCCTTCAACGTCGGCTATGTTGTGGGCTATAATATATGGTGCTGCCGCGGGGTATGCAGTAGGGGTTGCAATGACTCCTCAAAAATTCGCATCAGCACAATCTTCTCCACGATACAGCTTTGGAGAACTAAAAAATACAGCTACAAACCAACTTCCTGTTCCTGTAATTTATGGGCAAATTAGAGTTGCTGGAAATACGTTCTTTCAAAACCCTGTTGAAGGCGGCGACACAATAGAACGACTTATCGGTCTATGTGAAGGAGAAATTGAATCAATTACAGATGTGCGTGTTAATGGAATAGCAATAGGTGATTTATCAGGTTGTAGTTACACAGCATTTTTAGGCACATCAACACAAAATGTAGAAACAGACACAGGGCTTGATTTAGACGGAGTTGAATATCGTCATATCGCTTGTTTGTACGTTAAATTAGTAGCTTCTGATAAATTAAAAGGTCAACCTAATGTTACTTGTATCGTTGAAGGCAAAAAGGTAAATACTTGGGATGGTTCAACTTGGTCAGGTTCAACATACTCAGCTAGCCCTGCTGCGTGCGTAAGAGATTACCTTACCTCTGACTTTGAAGCAGGCGGTTGTGGTTTAGCATCATCTAATTTAGATAATACATCATTTGGTTTAAGTTACGATAGGTGTTCTGTGTTAGTCAGTGATGATAATGATGGATCAGAAGTAAGATATGCAATGGGGCTTTGTTTAGACCAAAAACAAGCTGCTATAGATAATCTCTCTGAGATGTTGCCTTGTTTTGCAGCAGTTTTATTTAGAAGCGGAAGCACATTAAAGTTAAAAATAAAAACAATAGAAAATGCAGTACAATCATTTAACGAAGATGATATAGGTGGATTTAGTTATTCTCAATTAGGTTATGATGATAATGTAAATAGATTTGGTATAGAATATTTCGACCCTGACCAAAACGATGCAAAAGTACTTGTATGGGGAGCGCAAGACCACTATGACCAAGAAATAAATGGAATAGTTGAAAGAATATTATCATTAAATGGTATTACAAGAAAAACACAAGCATTACGTTTATCAAATCAATATTTTTATGAATTAAAGATCACAAACCTCACTTGCAGATTTACTTCCGCTACTAAATGCATTGCAATAGAACCAGGTGATGTAATCAAAGTTACACATACGCTGCCATGCTGGACTGATAAGCTATTTACAATTACATCTATAGAAGAATTAGAAGATTACTCATATGGTATTGCTGCAATAGAATACAACCCTACAATATACGATGATAGTTACGGCGCAACGATAGAAACATTTGACTACGGTTCACCGCCTAATCCTTACGCACCCATAACAGATGTAAGTAACATTTTAGTAACAGAAAGCGTTTATACTGATAAAGACGGTAAAGCAATTTCTGATTTAAACGTTACATGGACAACTGCAACTGATAGTACTATTCAATATTTAGACCATTTCATAGTAGAGTATTCAAAAGACGCAGGAGCTTATATTCCATATAATACCGGTGATAAAAATGACACAACAGCACTTATACATAATGTTGAAGCAAATGTAGATTATGTTGTCAGAATTAAAACAGTGTCTACGAATGGCATTGTCTCTGATGGTGCGACGTCGGCGTCTACTACAGCAGACGGCAAAACAGACCCACCTGCTAAAGTTGCTAATTTCGCTTACACATTCACAAATGAGTTAAAGTTTACTTGGGATAAGAACAGCGAAACTGATTTAAAAGGATATGAAATCAGAGATGCTAATTCTAATTGGGGTACACAAAATGCAAATCTAATTTATCGTGGTTTAACTAATACATTTACTATTGTAAAACCCGGTTCTCGTTCTCCTGGGACTTATTATATACGTGCATACAATACATCAGAAGTGTTTTCTCTCGGTTCTCGTACTGCAACACCTGTTAATGCTGCTCCGATTATAGGTGGTTTTGGGATTAATGTGTATTTTGGTTTTGCTAAAGCATATTGGGATGATTCTGCTGATACAGATTTAAGATTCTATGAACTATATAAATCAACTACTGGTGTGTTCGGCGGTGAAGAAGTTTTAGATCAAAGAGTATCAGGAACAGCTGCTATACTGCACGGAGAAAAAGCAGAGCAAGGAACATCAGATAGCGGCACAAACAATACATTAGTCGATGCGTGGTTTACAAAATTCGCAGACGACACATTTAACGGTTGGAAATTAATGATTACTGGCGGTACTGGTAAAAATCAAACAAGAACAATATCTGATTTTGCAAGTGCAACAGGTACATTTACAGTGTCTGCTAATTGGGCAACAAATCCTGATTCTACAAGCGAATTCTTAATAACTGATAATAAATTTTATAAAGTTCGTGGTGTTGATACATACGGAAACGGAGATTTCTCTCCTGCGAAAGAGATTACTTTCACTAACATAACTGAAGATATGCTTGGTGATGCAATTTTGACAGCAAGGAAGTTGATTGCTGGCGAAGTAATAACATTAACAGCACAGATTAAAGACGCTATTATAACAAATGCAAAGATATTAAATATTGATGCAGATAAAATAATTGCGAATACATTAGATGCAATTGCAGTTAATACAGGAACGTTAAATGTAAGTGAAGAAATAACAGTTGGGTCTAATAAAGTAGTTATAGATGGAGAGAATCAAGTGATTAAAATATATGATGCTTCTAGTAATTTAAGAGTAGAATTAGGGTTATTATCATGAGTGATTTTGGTGTAAGAATTAAAGATAGTTCTGGAAATATCTTATTAGATACACCTGATAGAATTACACGATTTAGATATTCTACAGAAGTTAATGCAGATGCGGATGACAATGTAACTTTAGCAGATATAGATGGCTATAGTACGATTGAGTTTTCTATAATGTTAGAAACAGGAAGTGGTAAATGTCAACACAGTGTTGCACGTTCTGGAACTCAAATATCATGGGTACACCAAGATGGCTATGCTGGAATAGTGAAATTATACGAATCAGCTAAAAGTCTGATATTCGTATTTATGTACACATAGGAGCTTAAATGGGATATGGAATAAAAATTCTTAATGACAATAACGAAGTCCAAGTAGATGGTGAGTATAGAAATTTTTCTGAAGTAGAATCAGATACAAATGTAACTATTAATAGTTATCCTGAATTAATATCTATCACTAATACTTCATTAGTTCCTGTTATAGCAATAAGACCAGACACAGATTCTTTTATAAATTTGTTTAGCTATGTTTATTCAAGTCCTAATTATACAGATTTTAATGTAATAGGAGGGATAGAAGGACCTTATGACCCTTCTTATGGTGTACCACCAGTGGTAATATCAACTACTGTTGATTGGATAGCCTATACCGAAACACCATCTAAATCTACTGAAACACATGGATTAAGAATATATAATTCAGACACTGATTTAGTTTTTGATTCTGGTAAGAAATATTTTGATATTGTTCAAGTTGATCAAATTATATTAGATGACCCCACGCATGTAGGTGCAGTTTGGAACAGACCTTATGAAGATATTACTCATTCAAGTATAGAAAACCCTTATTATATACTATCACCCAATGGTTTTTGGTGGATTTCAGGGATGGTTGAACCAGGTAAATTCGCATATATAATTTTTAGAATAGGATTAAAGCAAATCTCATCAACATCTGTAAGAGTAGGGTGGTTCTGGTATGACGGAGGTTGGTGCGGCGGTGCAGCAAGTACAGGGTATAACCCGACTTGTAATCTAATAACTTGTAATGTTAGATAAAATTTTAATTATAATATTGGTATTACTTTGTTGCACAGCAACTTCTATTGCTACTGAGCAGATGTGCAAATGTGATTTTTGTGGATTTTATAGAACTTCAGATGAAATGTATGTACGTGCTGAAAGAAACCCAAACTATCTTCAAAATTCATTAACTTCTAATGTAAATTATGTATGTAAATACTGTATTCATAGATTAAATTATCCTGAACGTAATCTATTTAAACTCAACAAAGGAGAACAACATGCCAAGCATTAGTGTAATTCAACAGAGGAAAATCGTAAGGGTAGTAGGTTTAATAGAGAATATGCAACTTGTTAAAAAAGGAGACAACTAATGGCGCCCACAGAATGCAAGTTTGAAGACAAAATTATCGAGATGCACGGAGACATTAAAACTTTAGTAACAGAGTTTAAAAATATGAACGGTTCTCTAAAAGGATATAAAGAGGATTTTGAGCATCATAAAGAAGATTCAGTAGGCTACAGAAAAAAAATAGACATGGTTTGGGCTATAGTTCACAGTGTTAAATGGGTGATAATATTCTTATTTGGAACAGGTGTACTTTATAAATGGATTAGGTAATGAGTAAATTTAATATATCTAAACGTGGATTCGAATTCGTAATTAATCACGATGATTTTCATTTATTAGTGGATGAAATTAGAGCAATAAAATCGTTTAAT